GTTACAGTTCCTGCTTTTGGTGATAAAGAAGATGAGAGATATCTTGGAATATTAACAAGAGGTTCACAAGTTGTTGGAGCCGGAATTGTATTTGAAAATGTTAATGATATTGATTTTGCCTCACCATATAATTCCCAAGGGTTTCCAAATAGACTAAAAATTCCAAACTTTAATTCTAATAATATTTTAGTTAATTATACTATCACAAAAAGAGAAGTTGTTGTTAATGGTATAACAAAAGTATTTAAAAGAGTTATTGGTGCAAATGATGTTAAACCTTTCTTTGAATTATTTCTACCAGAAAAGAACGTATTAGGTATTACAAGTGTCATATTAAAAAATGGTACACAATATACAAATACACCGACAACTGCAGAGTTTTTAGGTTTAGATAATAAATGGTATGAGGTAGATGCTTTGGCGGAAGACCGAGTTTTTATTGAAGACTTAACAAAAGTTTCCGACCAACCTGGAATTAAAGTTGGAAAATACATTCAAACACAAAATAGATTTATTACGGAATTTACTCCTGAAGGATTTAAAAAAATGACATTTGGTGGAGGAACAAACACTGCTCAAGACCAATTAAACCAATTTACAACTTTAGGTACCACATTAGAACTTCAAAAATATTCAAATAATTTTTCATTAGGTTCGGCATTATCTCCAAATTCAACATTGTTTATTCAATATAGAGTTGGTGGTGGATTAGCAACAAATTTAGGTTCAAATGTAATTAATCAATTAGGTACCATATCTTTTTATGTTAATGGGCCTTCTGAAACAACAAACTCTACTGTAGTTAATTCATTAAGATGTGTAAATGTCACGGCAGCTGTTGGTGGAGCGGGAATTCCCTCATTGGAAGAAATTAGAAATTACGTTTCATTTAATTTTTCAGCACAAAAAAGGGCGGTAACAGTACAAGATTATGAATCAATTATTAGAAACATGCCATCCCAATTTGGGGCACCCGCTAAAGTTTCTATTACCGAAAATAATAATAAAATTTTAATTCAAATACTATCTTTTGATACTTCAGGTAAATTAACAAACATTGTTTCAAATACTTTAAGACAAAACATTGCAAATTATTTATCAAATTACCGAATGATGAATGATTATATTTCTATATTCAGTGCTGAGGTTATTGATTTGAGCGTTGATGTTGCAATTGTCTTAGATTCCGCTCAAAACTCAGGACAAGTTATTTCAAGTGTTATTGATAAAGTATCAACATATTTTAACCCTCAAACAAGACAATTAGGTCAAAATGTCTATTTATCAGAACTTAGAAGTATTATTCAAAATACAAATGGGGTATTAACCGTGTCAACATTAGATATATTTAATGAGGTTGGAGGTCAGTATTCATCCGCAGAAACATCTATGGAGTATTCAGACCCAGAAGTAAAACTTATTGGGCCTGTTGATGATACTATATTTGCGCAACCGTCACAAGTTTATCAAATTAGGTACCCTGGTAAAGATATTAAAGTTTCAGTTAAAAACTTCCAATCGATTACTTTCTCTTAACAAGTTCACTTATTTTTTCTTTAGATTATTATTTAATTGTGTGTGTTCATTTTAAAAATCCCACATAAACTATTTATTAATTAAAGGTATTAATGGGTCAATCATATAGAATAAGGACTGAGTTAGGTATTAACAAAACAATCAACGTACAATTAGACCAAGAGTTTGAACAATTAGAGATTTTATCTTTAAAATTACAACAAGAAGATGTTTATAATAGAAGTTGTGCGGATTATGGAGTTATTGTTGGAAGAGTAACCGCAAACAATGGGTTTGGATTACCAAACGCTAGAGTATCAATCTTTATTCCTATTAGTAATCTTGATGTATCAAACCCAATAATTTCCAGCATCTATCCGTATAAATCACCTAACGATGCAAATGAAGATGGATATAGGTATAATTTATTACCTTACATGAAATCTTATTCCGCTCATGCGGCAACAGGAACTCTTCCATCAAGAATGGATGTGTTAACAGAAACAACCACAATTGAAATTTATGACAAATATTATCTTCTAACATCCAAAACAAATGAAAGTGGTGATTACATGATAATGGGTGTGCCAATAGGGTTTCAAACTGTAGTTATGGATGTTGATTTATCTGACATTGGAGAGTTTTCATTAACACCACAAGATTTAATTAGAATGGGTCTTGCAACTGAAGGACAAGTTGCGGGTAATAGATTCAAAACATCAACAGATTTAAATTCATTACCACAAATTATAAATTCTGTTAAACAGTTAGACATTTCACCACTTTGGGGTGAACCTGATATTTGTGACATAGCCATTAATCGTTTAGATTTTGATTTAAGAGACGATTCAAATGTTGACATACAACCCACTGCGGTTTTTATGGGCTCAATATACTCAACTCCAGATAAATTTAGAGTTAGAAAAAATGCAAAACCAAAAGATAACATGGGAAATCTTTGTAGTTTACAGTCAGGACCTGGACAAATATTGGTAATTAGACAAACTATTCAACAAGATGATACAGGTAAACCAATATTAGAAGAATTTAAATTAGAACAATCAGGAAATATTATTGACGGTGATGGAGTTTGGTTAACTGAATTACCAATGAATTTAGATTATATTATAACTAATGAATTTGGTGAGAGAGTTATCTCAAATGACCCAACATTGGGAATACCAACTAAATCAAAATATCGATTTAAAATTAAGTGGCAGCAACCTCCATCATTAACTGATGTAAAACGACCATATTTCTTAGTTCCAAATATTAAAGAATATGGTTGGACAAGTACCGTAACTGACCCAAATTTGGCGCCCGACTATTTAACTAATGAAGAATTAGCGGGTTCTTATTATTTTGGATTAGATTGGACGGGATATACAAATACTCAAGCGGCAATAAATTGTGAAGATACTTTTTATGAATTTGAATTTAATAGAGTTTATACGGTTTCAGGATTTATTGACCAATTTAAAAATGGTTTTAGAGGTAGATTTATAGGTATTAAAGAAATTGATAGTCAAGATTGCGATAGCATCAATAAATTTCCAGTAAATGAGGGGTTTAGAAATTTTGATTTAATATATTTTTTATTTTCAATTCTTATGACAATATTACAACCAATTGGCATAGTAATTTTATTTATCGCTAACCTTTTATTATGGCTTGTTAACTTAATTTATGATATTTTGTGCGAACTTTCAAAGTTTAAAATCTATATTAAATATGTTATAAATTGGCAACCATTCAAACATTGGAGTAAATATTGTACTAAAGAAACCTCAACATTTTCAATACCAATGATTACTTATCCTGATTGTCAGGCTTGTGAATGTCCTGCAGTAACGACTCAAACAACAAGTACTCAAACAGGACCGGGATATGCTGGTGGAACTGGAGAATCATCGTTTTTAACCGCGGTCTCTAGCCCTGGAAAATATTTTGATTTGTATTCAAACATAATTAACCCATATGTTCCTGTGGAAAGTGAATACCATGAAGCTATTGTTCAATCTATAACTGAAGCAATAGCAACTAATCCGTTAACTAAAACTCCAATGAGTACTGTTAGGACATTATATCCGTATACTTTATCTAGTACATTATCATGTGTGTTTGGTAATGAAGGGTCTTCATATTATGTTCAAACAACACTACCAATAGGTGATAGAATTAACATTTTTAATACAAACAATAAGTATTATGAAGATGTTAATAGAATTAAAGTTACTTTTGCTGCAGATTCAAATACGAATTTTCATTATGATAATACTTTAACTGTTTTAGTTGTTCCCAGTTTCGTTGAGAATTTACAAGAGGGGGCAATTTTAACGTTTATATCCCCTACTGGTTCTACAGATTCTAACTTTTTATGGTCAGGAGTAACGGCAACAACAACATTAAAAGGTATTAAGGGAACATTGCAAACTGACCAATTTGTGATGAATGTAGACTACGCCGACCCAACGAATCGATTCAATAATCTAACCACCTCATATGTAATTCCAAAAAATAAAAATATAGAAGAATTCTGTTTTGATAGTGTTGTGGTCGATGTTACTTATTTAGACGGTGGTGTGGGGACTATTATTTATAGAACCTGTGATAATATTAGCAAAACTATTATTACAACAACACTTGGACCTCAAACTATTTTTGATGATGATTGTATACAAATTCAAGGGTTTGCAGGTACCGCAGACTATACAGTAATAAGTACTGGGGATACTTGCCAAAGATATGTGTTTGCTTCCGATATAGAATATTATCAAGTATTAACCGCAATTACAATATCAACTACCGTAATAAATGGAGAAACAAATTTTATTATCCCAAATGCGTCAAGCACTTCTGGATTTTTATCAGAATTACTCACTCCTAGTAGTCTTGAAAATTATTATAAAGTTAACACATATGGTGCTGCGGGTGTCGTTTCCGGTCAAGGGTGGGCATTTAATGATGGTTATCAATTTACTAGAAGAGCAATAGACGCTTACGATGATTTTGTAAGTCAAAAAGTTTTAATTTTACAAAGAGGTGTTGACCCATACTCACCATTACTTACCAACAAATATAGTATTGGAAGAATCTTTGGACAAAATATTGATGACCCTAATTGGGTATTTACGGCTTCAACTAGAGTTAATATTCCGGTACAAAAAGTACCCGCTGGTTCTACAACTACAGTACCAAAACATAATAATCAGGATAATATATTTTTCCAATCTAAATTCTTTACGCCTGGAGTAGTCGGGTCAACTACACCTGGACTACAATATTCAGCATTTACAACAAGTAATATAGGATATTATGGTGCGTTAGATTCACAAAGCAAACCGGTTATTTCTTTTGGGACCACCACAACCTATCAGACCGGCAGTTACGTTGACCCAATATCATATGGACCATCAACAGGGATTTCATCAAAAACTGATAACATGTTTTATAGTTCCACAGTTAACAATAATTACTATGATAGTGGTGAAGATTTATCTGGAGGAGCAATATCTGTCCGTACTCCTAAACAAGAAGAAACTATCGTTTTTAGTCTCCCTGGCATTGACTGTAGTCTTGGTGTCTATAGCACTACGGAGAATTTTTTAAACCTTAGTCCAATACTATATACCCAAAGTAATTCTTCGTTACAAATTTCAAATCCAGTTAAAAATATTATGAGAACTGAAAGACTTCCATCCTCAGATAGTTATATAGGAGGTGTTAATAAAAGTAGTAGTCTTTTACAACAAAATCTTGATTTTGCAATTTACGCTTTTTCCAATACTGGAGGATTGTTTAATATGCCCGTACTTTCAACAGGAGGTTCACAAACAACTCCCGATATTGAGGGACAATTAGCGGCAGCAAATGTTTTAGAAAGTATAACTGATTGTGACAGAATGGTAAATCTTAGTTGTTATAGTGGTAATGGTGTTAATTTTGGAATTAAATTAAATTGTGAAAATACGGATGATGTGAGCTCAGGATGTTATGTTTTTTTAAAAAACCCATCGATAAAAGGGGCAAAGTCAGATATTAAACTTTTTGGTGAATGGGGATTTAGGTTTAGATTTTTTTATGGACTATGTCGAGGAGTTTTGGCTCAATC